CAAAAAGCAGCTACCTATCGTCGATTCACACAACGACAAGACGGTACGCAACGTCTTTGGCTCGATTCGCAATATCGTCATCGAGGGCGATGAGCTTCTAGGCTTGCCTGATTTTGCAAGCGATCCAGACTCGCAGATTGTCGCGACAAGATACACCGAAGGCCATTTGAATGACTTCTCGATTGATGCACAGATCCTAGAGCGTCAATTCGTGAGGGAGGGCCAAACTTACACCACCCGACAAGGCAAGGTGATTGAGGGACCAGCGGAAATTGTAACCGCATGGGAACCTCACAACGCTTCGATCTGTGCAACGGGCGCGGATCCGAATTCTACTGTTCGACGGTCTTACGACCAGGAAAGGGTTGAAAGAATGGACGATAGCCTAATGGCAACGTTGAAGGGTCTCGGGTTGCCTGAGGGCATGACCGACCTTGAACAGATTGTGATTTTTCTCGCAGGAAAAGCAGCGGGGCAAGCCGGTTCTGACGCGGCTCCGATGGGGCAAGTCGAATTGATGGCAGGCGCGGACAAAGAGCCCGAAGAAACTATGCGGGCCGAGCATGTCGAGCCAACCGAAGACACCGAAAAGAAAGTCGAGGCCGAAGTTGCGCGGCAACTACAGGCCCACGAACACCGACGCAAAACAATCGTTGCCCATTGTACGTTGGCGAAGCTTGAGCGAAGTTTCGCAGACGCCTTGGTTGACGATCCAAATGTTACCGTTGAAATCGCTCAAGAAAGGATCATCCGAAAGATGGCTTCTCAACCACTAGGCGGGGCCGTCGAAGGCTCCAGTTTCAGCGTGACCGAGTCGGAGCATGATAAGTTCATGGCTCAGGCTTCGGCAGGCTTGGTGCAGCGATGCTTCCAAGGCCAAATCAAGACCCAAAAGGCCCCTGACGTTCAAGGCGCGGAGCACTTCCGCAACCTCGGGCTCTATCGGCTTGCCGAGGCTTGCGTCCGGCGAATGGGCGTCAATCCAGAGCACCACAACAAAGGCGATATCGTTCGCATTGCGATGGGTCACCCGGGGATTGCCGGCCGATTGAATATCCGGCGATCGAATGACGTTTACCACACCAGCGGATCGTTCTCCAGTCTGCTTTTGGACGCGGCCAGCAAGACCCTCACGGCGTCTTACGTCGAGGCCCCTTACACTTGGGACCAATGGGTAAGGCAAGCCCAGCCGGTTGACGACTTCAAGAACATCAACCGAATCAGCCTTGGCGAATCGCCAAACCTTGAGGTTGTCCCAGAAGGCAAGGACTACCCAGAGGGCAAGGTTGTCGACCAACGCAAGTCGTACAAGGTTGAGAAGTACGGCAAGGAATTTACCGTCACCTGGGAAACGGTTATCAACGATGACCTTGATGCCCTTTCCCGCATCCCAGCGATGCACGGCTCGGCGGCTCGTAGGACGCAAGAAAAGGCGATCTACGACGTATTCCTGTCGAACCCGACAATGCCCGATGGCGTGGCTCTTTTTTCGGCTTCGCACGCATCCGGGACTAACCTTTCGGGAGGTGCAGCGGCTCCAAGCAAGACGACCCTCGACAAAGCCTTTGAGGTTATGGGCAAGCAGAAGGGGCTCAACAGCGATGTGTTCCTCGGGCTTACCCCGTCGATTCTCTTGGTGCCTTTGGCCTACGCAGGGACGGCATTGGAGCTTGTCAATTCGACGGCATCGGTCGAGAGCGAGAAAAATAGCGGAGTCTCGAACCTTTACGGTCGTGGCGGTGCTCGGCAGTTGCGAGTTGTTGCAAGCCCCTACCTGGACGCCAACAGCGGGACCAACTGGTACGCAATCGCCGACAACAGCCTTATCGATACCGTTGAAATCACCTTCCTGAGCGGCGAAGAATCGCCGGTCTTGGAGTCGGATTACAACATCCGAAACGATTCGTACATCTACACGGTGCGTCAATCGTTCGCGGCGGCGGTTATCGAGCATCGCGGCATCTTCGCTAATCGTGCGTAGTGTCGATTGAAATCTAGCCCCTGAGCGATTGCTTGGGGGCTTTTTGGGACGGCAAGAACATTTTCAAAATAGGGTTACAAACATGGCAGGCTTGAAAGATTTTGTTTACTACGAGGACGACTTCATCGGCACCCCGGTGACGTTCCCAACTTCGGCTAACATCGGGACCCCTTGGCTGACCGATGTTACTGGGGCGGCTCCACCAACGCACGTTCGGGGCGGCAGCGAAGCCACCTTGACACTGACAAGTGCAAGTCAAGCTCAGATCCTTGGCCTTCATCACGATGACAGCCTTGCGTTTGACATCGACGACCTTCAACGGATCGAAATGCGGGTAAAGCTCGGGGCGGCTACCTTTACGAGCGGTTCGATCCTCGTATTCGGTTTGGCTTCGGCTCGAAACGATACCGCCGATTCGGTTGCCGAGCACGCTTGGTTCCGAATGGAGGGTGCGAACAGTACGACCTTGGTGTACTGCGAATCCGACGACGGGACCAGAGACGTTAATGACATCTCTTCGGGCGTCGCTCTCGGAACGACCTACAAAGAGTTTGTCATCGACTTCACTGGCGGCAAGTCCGATGTCAAGTTCTACATCGACGGGCAGCGAGTCGCAGCAACTCAGGTCTTCGACTTGTCGGCTTACACCGGCGGCTTTCAGCCCTTGGTCCAATTGCAAAAAGCGGCCAACACGAATGCCGATGTTTGCAAGGTTGACTACGTTAAGATCGTTTCGAAGCGATCCTAATCGATGAGCTTGCACGATACCATAACCGAGGATGCCAGGAAGGTTTTCGCCAACCCGCAAGACTTCGCCGAATCGGTCGTTTACTACAAAAGAAACGGTCGATCGAGGAAGATCAACGCGGTAGTTGTGCGCGAGGCCCTTGGCGTCCTGCCGGAAGATGGTGACGTTGTTTATCCGATGTTTGAGATTCACGTTGCTAACGACCCCTCCGAGGGCATCGCAAGCGACGAATTGAACTTAGGCGGCGATCAATTGGAGTTTGCGGATCGAGTCGGACAGCCACCGAAGCGGCATTCGATCCTAAAACTACTCAGCCATGACGAAGGGATGCTAGTCCTAGAATGCCGTTAGCAGTCGTTGAGAATATCGCCGTTGTCTTGAAATCGCGTCTCGATGCGATGATCGACAATGCTACGTACTCGACGGCAATCAGCGAAGTACAGCGACCGAATCGATTCGCCAATTTTACGCCAGTCCACAATCAGATTGTCCTTACGCAAGGGCCAGCCGAGCGAGTGCCTGACTTGGACCGACCAGGCAACCCTCCTGCCAATGCAATGCGGCAGACGTTCAATATTCACTGCCACATCCTCCAGGATGAACGCGGGACAGAAACTATTGACGAACTTTTGAACGCATTTCATGCCGACGTTATCAAAGCGGTCTGCAATGGCTCTAGCACTTGGCACACGTTCGGCGGCAATGCGATCGATGCAACCTGGGGCTCCATTCAATTCATCGCGGCAGACGGCGGAATAGACGGATTGACGATCCCGCTACAAATCACTTGCCGATACTCCGAAGGCGACCCAACGGAGTTGCGTAACTAATGATTAGCGTCACAGTCGATCAAGAATCATTGCGGCAGATGCGAGCCAATCTAGGGGCCTTTGGCGATCACTTGCCGAGGCATCTAGCAACGGCGGTAAACAGGGCAGCTAGGTCCGTTCGAGTCGAATGCGCTCAAGCCCTGGGGCCTTTGGTCAATCTGAAGCTTAGCAGCGAGAACAAGGGCGTGGCTAAGCCGATCAGCAAGGCCAAGACGTTGAAGAAAACGATCAAGCAAAAGAACAAAGCGACTCCAGGCAATGCGGGCGTCACGATCGGACTTTGGGAAGGGCACAACTTCCCGGTCAAGTATTTCGAGGGCAAGAGCTACAGCCGAAAGCGTCGCGGCAAAATCAAGAGCCTAGGGGCTCAGTACAAGTCGGACGTGGGCGGCGGCTGGACCGTAGTGCAGGATGGATTCGTTGCTTCTCGATGGCGAGGCGATATTTACCGACCGGCAGCGGAAGGATCCCGCAAGCTACTTAGGGTGCTTGGCAAAAGACCGGGCGATTTCTTCCGAGAGGGTAATATCGGGGAAATTGCAGGGGCTAAGGCGCGCGAACGGCTACCCATTGAAATCAATCGACGGCTACGCGAAATCACACTGGCGGCGAGTGGAAAAATCAAACTCAGGGCATCAAGGGAACTAGGGCAATGACACTACTGAAACGCAAGCGGGTACTGGCAGCAAAGATCGAGACGACTCCAGGCACCGCCGAAGCATTGACGGCAGCGGAAGCTTCTTTCAACTGCTATGAGATTGCCATTCAGCATGAAATCGAGACCGAAGCCCGGGAGGGCCAAGGATCTTTCGGGATGCGTCCATCGACCCCAGGCGGGTACAAAGGCAAAGTGACGTTCAAGCACGACGCATCATGGGACGGGACAGCGACCGAACCGTCTTGGGCCGATACGTTTCTACCGGCTTGCGGATGGGTCAAGGCTGGTCAAGTGTTCACCCCTCGTACAGAGGCCCCAGGGGCCAACGTCAAGACCCTTACGATTGCAGTCTACATCGACGGCAAGCGCAAGACCTTGCGGGGATGCGTCGGCACGTTCAAAATCAATTGCATGAGCGGAAAGACGGCGGTTGTCGAATTTGAGTTTATCGGCATCTGGGATTCGCCTACCGACGTTGCGATCCTCGCGCCGACATACCCAACGGCTAGCCCATTGCGATTTGCATCCAGCGTGACGACCTGGAACAGCGTCGACCTTGCAGTGGAGTCGATGGTACTCGATTCGGGTAACTCGATGCTACTCAGGGAAGATTCGAGCGATATTTCCGGTTTCAAGGCGGGCTTGATTTCCAACCGCATCGTCAAGATCACTGGCAACCCCGAAGCCAAGCTAGTTGCTACTCAAGATCGCTACGGCAAGTATCTTGACCTGAGCGAACACGCTTTGACCTTCGACATTGATGGGCCAACGAATAGCAAGATCACAATCGCGGCTTCAAAGGCCCAGATCGTGGCGATTAGCGAAGCCGACCGAGAAAACATGGTTGTCGACGAAATCGAATGGCAAGCCAACCGCAACGGCTCGACGGCAGACCAAGAATGCTCGATCACCTTCACGGCAGCGACCTAACACGGAGAGACCATGCCAATTTTTCTAGAGCCAGATCAGAGTTTCCCGGTTTGGTTGGAGTGCGACAAAGACAAGCCCGAAGAGTCGAGACCTACGTTTTTCGTTCGATCCCAATCGATGCGAAATCAACGAAAGGTGCTTGAAGTGCTTGACAACCTTCACAAGCCCGGCGTAACGGTCGACGAGGTTTTTAGCGAGACCGTTGAGCAACTGAAAAAGGTGCTTGCGGGCTGGTCGAATATGAATGGCATCGCGTTTACTCACGATGCTATCGAGGACGTTTTCACGTTCACGGAAGCTAGGGAATTGCTTCGATTGGTTGCCTACAATCAGCGAATGGACACAACCGAAAAAAAAGGCTGAGAGTCGCGGCGATGATTAGGCAAGGAATGCTTTGCCTGCATTGCAGCGACAAGGAATGTAAGGACAGGGGGACCGATGCAGAGCCAATTGAAATCGAGTGCGTTGCGTGCAACGGGACAGGGTGCGACGAATGCAGCGAAGGCGTTTATCGCGTTGATGGATGCCCGAATCAGTATTGCAGCGGACTTACTCAGTTTGTCGAGTTGGTCGATTTGTTCGATGAGGGGCTACCCCCGGTAGCGGGCGGTGCGTTGGATCAGTCGGCTAGTTTTATTGAGGCGTCCAGGCGGTTTAAGATCGAAGAACAACGAGCGAAAGCGGAACGGAAATAAGCGATGGCCGGGGACGCAATTAAGATCGTTATCGAAGCAGAGGACAAGGCATCTGCGCAGGCGATCAACGCATCGAGGAACATCGAAAACGCGGTCAAGGGCGTCAAGGAGACCGGACAAAAAGCTAAGGCATCGACCGAGTTTATCGGCGTACTGGCAGGGCAGCTAGGCGGCTCGCAATTGCAACAGGCAGCGGGTGGAGTCGCGGCGATCACGGAGAAGGTGGGCCAATTCTCCGATGTAATGAAAGCCGGTGGCGCGGGCGCGATGGCGTTTCAGGCTGGTATCACTTTATTGGTAACAACACTATCGTTTAATCTTGGCAAGGCGATCGGGGAATCGATCTTTGGAGTCCAGGAGCTTAAAGACGAGTTTGGCGAAGCTCAAACCCAGGTTGAAGCGTTTACGGCTCGAATGAATGAGGCGGCAAACAAGAGCTTTAAGGAAAAGCTTGAGGATTTGTCTTTAATCAAAGACCCTGCCAAGCAACAGAATGCAGCGGTCGCAGCGTTCGAGGAAATACAATCTTCGATTAACAAAGCCTACGACAGTTTCCATCATCGCCAACGTGAAATCGAAAAGCTCACGATGGAAAAAGGATTGCTTGGAGACAATCAAGACGCGATCAACAATCTGATTCTTGAAAACAATCAATACGTCGACACGATTGACAATTTAGAGAAGCAGAAGGTTGCACTGGCCGACGTTTACGGCGAACGGGCCAACGGCATCAAGGCAATCAAGGCTCAACAGAAAGCCGAGGATGAAGCGGCGGCAAAAGCCAAGCAGACGCAAGCCTCCATCGAGTCGCAGCTAAAGAAAAACAATTACGCTTATCTTGAACTTACCAAGGGCGTCGAAGCGGCTCGCATGGCTCAATTGGCCGATGAAGGGATCGACGAAACCAACGCGAAACGAATTGCTTTTGCCGAGCAAGCAACGCGACTAGAAAAAGAACGGGCTGACGCAAAGAAAAAAGACGACGACCAAGAAACCCAAAGAATTCAACGCATCGCGGATCTACAGGCCAGCGAAATCGACCGAATCAAAGAGCAAAAAATACTGCTTGAAGAGGGCGAAGAGGCGGCGAACCGATTCAGGCTTGAACAGCAAGGGCTCGGCAAGGAAGCAGCAGCTAGGATTGCATCCGAGCAAGCAGCCTTGGACCGGCAAAAGAAGCAGGGCGAACTAGCCAAAAAGCTTGCCGAGAAACCTCAGCTAATGTCGATCGAGCAGCGGCTAGTATCGCGGGGAGTCAATGAGGACACCCAAAAAGACATTGCGGCCAACACGCTAAAAACCGTTGAACGGCTCGAAGACGTTGCGGCAGCGATCAGGGACCAATCCAAGCCCCAAGCGGCAGACGCTTTGCAAGTGGAGTTCGTTGGATGAGCAACATAATCGAAGTGACTGAAATGTGGTCCAAGCCAACTTCATCGGTAAGCCTTTCGGACAACTTCCGCAAGCGATCGATCAAGCTACAGCGGGCCTTTCAGATTCTCACGACGCCAACGGCTAACGAGTACGATTGCTATCGATCAACGGGCATCCTCGAAGGCGATCGGTTCAGCGATCAATTCCCGTATGCTTTTGCGGATAATTTTTCCCTGTCGCGCCAAAGCCTTATCCTATGGCAGTTGAACATCGACTACAGCGGCGAACTAGGGCCAAGCGACAACCAGGACAACCCGCTATTTACGCCTCCTAGAATCGACTGGGACGACGTTGAAACCGAAGAAGAAATAGACGAGGATTGGGACGGAAAGCCAATCCAGACGATCAACGGCGAACCGATCGAGGGCGTCAAGACGCTATTGCCGGATCAGACCGTTTCGATCAAGCGGAACATGCTTTTGTTTAACCCGTTCGTCCAGGCTCGCTACCGGCGATCCGTCAACAGCGATGCGTATCTTGGCTGGCCTCCCGGGACGGCAAAACTAATGAAGTTATCGGCGTCCAATGTTGTCACCCCAGAGCTAACCTACTGGGAAGTGACCGGGCAGATCCGATTCCGCTATCCGTACCGCACGACCAATGAGCGGGCATGGTATCGACGGGTCCGGCATCAAGGCTACTATAAGCGGGTCGACGTAAGCAACAATGAAACGCAGATCATCCGAGCAATGAAGGGCGGCGAACCGACTAACAGGCCGGTCTTGCTCGATGCCGAAGGCTACGAGATCCCGCAGGGCGACGGCCAAAGCGTCGAAGCCCATTGGCTCGAATTTAAAATTTACGATTCCCTTCCCTATGGAGCATTAGGCTTACTATGACAACCGTACCAGACGTAACAATGATTCTGCCTCCCGAGGTAATAACCAATTACACGATCGCGGGGAATGCCGACATCGCAACGACCAAGCTAGCCCAAAGGGTGCTTGCTGAGTCGATCGTACCATTGACCCAGGCTAGAACCTGGGATGCCGTTGCAAGCAATCTTCCGGCATCGGCAACTAGCGACGACCTAGGGCTAGTTACAGGCACTTGGGGGACAGATCCAGCCAGAATCACGGCGGGCAATGTTAAGACCCTTGGAGCGACTACCAGACGGCTCTATTTGGCGATCCCAATCCCGGCCAACTATGAGG